ATGTATACGGATAATGTAATTATTTATAATAAAAATTGGAAAGTATATTATGGCATATAAGGGTAAATTTAGACCAAAAAATCCGACCAAGTATAAGGGTGACCCTACAAAAATTATTTATAGGTCTTTGTGGGAGTTCAAGGTATTTAAATGGATGGATTCTCACCCAGATGTAATATGGTGGCAATCTGAAGAAGTGATTGTTCCATATAGATCGCCGATTGACGGAAAGATACATAGGTATTATCCAGATGTGGTTGTACATAAAAGAGACGGCGTAGGTCAACCTCAAACAATTATGATTGAGATTAAACCAAGCAGTCAATGTAGACCGCCTGATATTAAAAATAAGAACAAGACAAAGACAGGTAGAATATCGAGAAGATATTTAAATGAAGTTAAGACATGGGGTGTTAACGAAGCAAAATGGAAAGCAGCAAAAAACTTTTGTGCTGACCGCGGATGGCAGTGGACAATAATGACAGAAAAACATATACCAGGAGCACGTTAAGTGGCAAGCTTATTCTCAGATATTCTAGTAAAAGGAATAACATCAGGACAAGTGCCTGCTAGAACAAAAGGTGCGAGGGAATGGTACCGTAAACAAGCAACGTTAGCAGCAGGTAAAAGAATTACAGAAGATGAGATTGTAGGTAATACTGATAAAGGAAGAAACAAGGCTGCGTTACGTGGAGATTCTGTTTACGGATCAATGTACTTTTTTAGGTATGATCCTAAACATAAATCTACTTTACCATATTACGACGCCTTTCCTTGCATATTTCCTATAAATAAAGTAAAGGGTGGTATACTTGGATTGAACATGCATTACTTACCACCAAAGATGAGAGCTCAATTAATGGATGCTCTTTATACAACTGTATCAGACAAAAGCTATGATGAGAATACAGCATTGAATATAAACTACAAGATTTTAAATAGTGCTGCCAATATGAAGTTCTTTGCACCTTGTGTTAAAATGTATTTGGCAAAACACGTAAGATCTAAGTTTGTTAAAATCAATTCATCAGAATGGGACACTGCGTTATTTTTACCAGTACAGAGTTTCCAGAAAGCTGGGTCAGCGAAAGTTTGGGCAGACTCAAGAAAGCTCATAGCGGGGAATTAATAAATGCCATTTAACATTAGTGAATTTAAAAGCCAGTTCGATAGATACGGCGGGCCAGCTGTATCAAATCTATTTTCTGTTCAGGTAACACTACCCGAAATACTTCGTGTAAGAATGGGAGTTGAAGCAGATAACGCTTTTGATACGAGTCATACGTTTACTTTCTTTTGTCATAAGATAGATATACCTGCGGTGGCAATCCAGACATCTGATGTAGCATATACAGGACAAATGAAAAAGAAACATCCAACAAGAGTTCAGAGTCCAGGTCCATTTACGGCATCTTTCTTTGTTGATTCTGATCATCATGTTTTAAGGTTCTTTCACGCTTGGGCTCAAAACATTATAAATTATAATAAAGACAATAATCCACTTGCCGAAGTAAACGGTAAACTTCCACATGAAGTTGGATTTAAGAAAGACTTTGCGTGTGAAATGGTTATTAAACATTATTCAACAGATTCTTATCCTGACGTATATTACGAAACTAAACTACAAGGAGTATGGCCAGTATCTATTGGATCATTGAGTTTAGATTGGTCAACAAAAACAGCTCTTTCATTAGATGTTCAGTTTACACTTACTGATATGTCATTTGATGGAGCAAAGTCAGGAAGAACCAATAGCAGATTATCGAGAGCAGGCGGCTTGTTAGATATCCTTGGAGATATCGCAGGCTTTGGAGACGCGGTAAGAGGAACATTAAAAAGCGGGAAACCGACAAGCATACAGGATGCTATCAATAAATTAGATAGACTTGGTAATGCATTTGGAAAAATATAAGTGATACAATTTTAAATTATAGGAGTATAGTATGGCACTACCAAAAATTAACTTACCAATCTCGGAATTGATTTTACCGAGTACAGGTGAAAAAACTAAATATAGACCTTTTTCTGTAGCAGAAGAAAAGATCTTGTTAGTTGCACAAGAAGCGGATGACACAGAACAAGAAATATTAGCAATGAAACAAATCATTTCTAATTGCTTAATTGATAAAGATGTTGAAGAACTTGCGTTGTTTGATTTTGAATATGTTTATTTAACATTAAGAGCACGTTCAGTCGATAACTTGGCTAAGTTCAAAATTAAAGATCCTGACACGGATGAAGAAATTGAATTAGAACTTGATATGAGAGAGATTGATATTGCTCGAGATGAAACTCATACAAATGAAATTAAAGTAAACGATGAGTATACTCTGTTTCTAAAGTATCCATCTATTAACGAATTCATAAAGATTGTTGGTATGAATAATGAAGATCCTTTAGTTAACTATTTTGTAATGATTTCTTGTTTAGATACATTAGCTTCAGAAGATGAAGTACATAGTTTTAAAGATTATGATGATGAAGAGACTGAGGCCTTTATGGATAGTCTCGGTGGAGATGTTATTCGAGGAATTACTTCGTTCTTTGAAACAATGCCGAAGATACGAAAAGAATTACCATATACAAATAGTGAAGGTAAAGAAAATACGTTTGTCGTGGAGGGCACCCGTAGTTTTTTTATCTAAGCCTTAGCCATATAACGTTAGGGCATTACTATCAAATGATTTTCTCCATGGCACAACACCACAAATGGTCTGTGTCCGAAATTGAGGCTATGATGCCTTTTGAAAGAGATCTTTATTTTAGTATGCTAGTACAATGGATAGAAGAACAGAATGAACAACGAAAACAGGGTTAATATAAATGGCTGAAACAACACCAAAGAAAAAGAATCTAAGCCCAGAGACTGAGGCTATAGTTAAGCGTCTTAAATCTGAAGGAGATCTTGTAAGGAACTCCGGCACGAATTCGATTAAAGCAATTACAATTAACCTTGATAAATTTACCGATGCTTTTGCTGCAATCCAAATAAGCTCTGAACAAACAGCTAAAGTCTTAACGGATTCTTGGCAAGGAAACGAAGCATTACTTCAAAATATTGATGAAAGTTTAGTTGGCTTGGATGAGACAGAAAAAAAGGCTGAACTGGCAAGAAGAGCTCAGGCTAAAACTGATGCAATCGCAAATAAAGAAAATAAGTCTGAAAGTTTGTTTGGCGCGAAAGTAATGCAGAAAAATTTAATGGCAGGATTCAGCGGTATAAAAGATGGATTCATGGCAATAAAGAAAGATCCTTGGGGTACGTTATTAAACATTGGTAAGTGGGCAATTATAATACCAGTATTAGCCGGAGCGGTTACTGGATTACTTGATAAGTTGTTTGGCGAAGGCACAGTGCAAGAAGTCTTTAGTAAATTATCAAATAGTTGGTTTCTTAAAACTGCTTTGGAATATCCAATAGCAACTTTGCTTACAAGTTTGGCGCTGATGGCTGGTCTTGACTGGGCAGCACTGTATGCAACTATGATGCTTATGGCAAAAGCCGGGGGTTTTAATAGTGGTGGCGGTACTAATGTTATTCCTACAGATACTCCTGATGGCAAAGGAGGGATAAAGTCCAAACTAAAGACATTTTTGAAAAAGCTTAAAACACCAAGAGGTGGTGGCGCTGCAGCATTAGTAGCGGTAACTATTGGTGGCGTTTCATATTTGATGAGTGCCGATGACGAGCCTATAGACGTTACTGATAAAATCAAAAAAATTAATGCAGGTGCCGATGCTGAAACTAAAGCGGAAACTGATAAAATACTAACTAACTTTGAAAATGAAAGAGCAGGCTTTGGAAGAATACTTAGTGATACAATGATTGGTGCTGGTGGCGGAGCAGCTACTGGATTGATTGGTGGAGCTACCGCTCTGCCCGGTGCACTTATCGGTGGACTTATAGGTTTGGTCAGTGGTGTAGGAGCAGTGGCTTATGACGCAATAGATGATTATAAAAATGATATAGATAAAATTCCTAACGAATTGGAATCTATGTTAAAGGATGAACGAAACAAGCTGAGAGATAAAACGGGTCGCAATTCAAGATATAATTTATCAGAAAGTGATAAGAAAAAATTACAAGCAGGAAATGATGATCTAATACAAGGAATCATTGATGGTTTAACAACTTCAAACATCGGTATAGATACTAACATCTTAGCTCTAGAAGCTAGCTTGGCTGGCGAAACAACAAGCGAGAGAAGAGGTAGTAGTAGAGTATACGATGATTATGTTATGTTGGATGGTAAGTCAGTACGTAAGTCACAGGTTATAAAAGATCTTGAAGACGCGAAGAAAGAAAGATTATTAAGAGAAGAACAATTAATCTATACAAGAAAAGCATTAGAACTGAGAAAAGGCGAAATACAAGCTGTTAAAGCGACAGTTGAAAAAACAAATAAATTAAATGATAAGGTTGATGAAGTTGCGGCAGAAGTAACGGCAGCCACACCAATCCTTAAGGATGTTGATAAAAGAGCTGCCAACCAAGAAATTGTATCTGAAGCAGTTGTTTTAAACGTAACGAATATTTATAATACTAAAGGTGGAGATACCATGTACAAGACGACTTCTGATAATCGAGTATCTTCACAGAATAGTACTAATGCTGTTGTCTTTGGTGGCGGTGGTGGAAGATTTAGTGTGTAACTCAACCGAATGGTCAAATGGCATAAAAAAAGGAACTCCTAAGAGTTCCCAAAAACGGCTCGGCGGCTGTTACTACCACGGAGATTGTTTTATTAAACTTTCCCTTTCAAATACTCAAGTACTTTTTCGGGAGCGGTTTCTGCATAAGGATCTGATTGGCAATCGTCTTCTTGACCAGGTTCACTAAACATCCTTTCAACAGTACCATCGTCTACGACCATAGCATATCTCCAAGATCTTTTACCGAAACCAAGATTATCTTTTGCGACTAACATATCCATTCCTGCCGTAAATTCACAAGAACCATCAGGAATAAATTTAACGTTTTTAACTCTCAAATCTTCAGCCCAAGCATTCATAACGAACGTATCGTTACAAGCAATACAATAAACTTCGTCAACATCATTCTCAATAATTTGATCGTATAGTACGTCAAACCCTGGGACTTGATTATTTGAACAGGTTGGTGTAAATGCGCCGGGTAGAGAAAAAACAACTACTCTTTTGTTTTTAAAGAAATCATCAGTTGTAGGATGTGTCCAATCGAACTCTCCACTATCAACATTTCTGGCTCTTACTTTAAAAGTTACGTTAGGTATAGTTTTCATAATATATTTTCCATGTTATAGTGGGAGGCATTGCGCCTCCCAGATTGATTATAGATTAACCTTTTAAGAATTCCTTCTTAGTATTAATCTTTATTTTACGAGCCTTTTTACTTTCTGGAATTATTCGTTCCAGTGCAACTGTTAAAAGTCCGTTTTTGAAGTTAGCGTCAATTACCTCGATGTCGTCTCCAAGAATAAAACTTCTTGTAAACTTTTTAAAGGAAATTCCACGATGAACGTATTCACCGCCGCCGTTAAAGTAATCTCCTGCTTCATCCCAGGTGGAACGAACAGTTAAATTATCTTCTTTTACTTCTATTTCTACATCATCGATATCAAGACCTGCTAAAGCAAGATCAATAAAGAACTTTTCGCCTTTGTCGGTTCTGATATTATAAGGCGGGAAGCCTTGAGATTGATGTTGAGGGAACTGTTCCAGTCTATCGAAAACTCTATCGAATCCGAGTGCAAACGGGTGCAGTTGATTTATATTTAATCCAGTCATGTTATTCTCCTATTAAGCAAGATTAATTGTTATCTGATGGTATATACCCATCGGTTAGTTGTAAGACCCTATCGGCATCCTACAAATTTATTTATAACGAAGGAAGACATCCTTGTCTAAAAATTTATTCCTTTTCTTCTGTATTGGTTGCTGCTTTAACTGCATCACTGGCTGTATCAAGCGTATATGTTGTTACATCAGATACGTCTTTAATTACACCAGAGATAATGCCAGTTGCTCCGTCTAATACACTTGACGAAGAACTACAGCCTGCTAACAAAACTACTGCTACTAATGCGAATAACTTATGCATAGTCAGATCTCCTGTTCTTTCTTGTATTTCCGTTCTGTGTGATCCTTGCTAAACACAACTGCAGTACGTACCACTTGATACGTAGAGCATCATCCTTGGTGTTATTGCATACGCATCTGCGTCCCTGCAAATTTAATTATACAACAATCTTAGAGAAATGTCAACTATTTCTTTCCGATATTGTATTTGACTGTTAGTTCCCAATCGTTCTTTTCTTTAAACGAAATGATTTTAATTTGATTTAGAGAAGCAACTGGATCTGCTGACTTTGAAGGATCCACTATTTTAACAAGTTCCCATTCTTCTAATAAGTTAACAATCGTATTACGACGAGAGATATCTTCTTCTGATAACGTGTTGTGTTTCCCATCCAAAATAAACAATTCTTTAAAGTGCAGAATAGCATACCTACCTTGTTTGTGTAAGATATGACATGATTGGTATAACTTCTTTTCTTTGCGGCTTGAAATGCCTATACGAGTCAGAGTCTCTTTTACTTTGAGGAAAGAATCCTGCGTGGGTAATTCAACTTCGACACCTACTCCCTTGAAAATATCCGTGTCCATGATTAATATTCACCTGTTAATTATTATAGTTAGTGGCAATGGTTTACACCATATAAGATTATTTATAATAATCCTATCTTAGCCACCTTCATTAATTTTATCATGGATAGTTTCAAGCTGTTCTTTGTTTAATACTTTAAGATATTGTTTCGCAACTGTACGGTTGCATTGATACACTTCCTGTATTGCATCTAGGTTTATATCTTTATCGGCCTTTGGCCATTTAGAGAATCTTTTACGCTTACGAAGTACCGCTTTATAATAATCAAACTGAGCTGCATCAAATAAACTATGACGCATATTCATTTCGTTTGCATGTAAGATAGTGTCTTCAAAATTAGTAAAGCCACGGTTCACTACATAAGGCGTATACATCTTTTCAGTGTGTTCAGGTATATCGCTATTACGAATAAGATCTTCCTTAGAAAAGGACGCAGCGTTCATAAAATCAAATGGGTTCAGGTCTTTCATCGAGTACCTCTATTATTTCTTTTGCTATTATGTCAAAGTCTTTACCACAAGGTTCACAAAGAGTAACTGTATGTTTACCTTCTGATGTATTCATTTCAACCGTATAAGCTTTCTTCTTTGAAGTTTTAGCTTTACAACTAAAACAAACAAGTCGACCGATCATTACGTATACTCACATTCAATCATTACTTCTGTAAGGAATGCAACCATATTAATTTCTTGATCAGCAACCAAACCGGACTTGTACATATAATCAGCCAATGTAACTATAAATCCTGCTTGTGATTGTAATGTAATTTTGCCATTCATTGCATCATAGATACGTCGAAACATTTCATTCATATCTTGGTCAGAGTTCTTGGCAACCCATTTACGCATATCGGTAAATTGTTTTGCTTTGAGTAAACGAAATAGATCATCAACAGATTCCTGAGCAAGATTAACAAAGATACCTTCATCAATTTTACCAGATGCAGCATATGATTGTAATTCAGTTAATACTCTACGGAAATCTGGAAAATGTTTCTCAATTACTTTAGCAACAACCTTAGGATCGTATTGAACTTCTTCTTGTTCAAGTATTGCCTTAACGCGCTTAAAGAATTCCATTGCCATCTGTGGGCGGTCAGCGGTATCAATAGAGAAGTCTATTTCAGATAACCTTGAACGTAATGGACTGATAATGCGATTCTTGAAATTACAAGTAAAGATAAAACCACAGTTTGAACTGTATTCTTCAATAAAGTTACGAAGAGCAGGCTGAACGTTTGCTGCGTTCAAATAATCTGCTTCGTCAAAGATAACATACTTACGTCCTGTTCCTGTGAGAGAAACAGCGGAAGCGAAAGTAGAGATGTCGTATCGGAGGGTATCTATATTAACATTAAGAGAACCATTCTTTACGATATAATCGCAACCTAGTTCTTCTAACATGGCTTTCGCAATTGTAGTTTTACCTACACCTGGACCACCGGTTAATAATAGATTTGGAACACTTCCGTCTGATACGAACTTGCGAAAGGATTCTTTTGTCTTGCTTGGTAGAATAGTATCATCAACAATTTGTGGACGGTACTTCTCAACCCATAAGACTTCATTTGATTTTGCATCAATCATAATTCACCATAAACATAATATAAAAAAATTCGAGTCAAAACATGGGGTCCCCTTTTACAGTTTCCCCACTTCTCGAGAAATGAGCTGTAGTTTAACCTACGAGCTTACCAGCCAATTCGCCTTCAGCACTAGTATCAACATCTACGGAACCATCACCAGCACTTTCGTCTTGCTTAGGACCTTTCTGTCTTAGGAATGCTTCGAGTTTATTTCTTAGCATACCGATACCAGCTAGTTCTTGCCCTTGGAATCCACCGCGAGTACTGACCACGTCAATGACCTGTAGTAGCGTTGAGATATCTCCAAGAGTAATTACAGCTTCCTGCTCTTGCTGTTGGCCTTGTTGGCCGTTTTGCATTGCATCATTCATATTCATTACCTTTTATTATAAGTCGACTTTGAATCAATTGCCACGTAATACGTGACGCCTTCGCCTTTAAATTGTGAGATACCTTTTGAACAAAGCGTAACCTCATAATCTATTGGCATTAGTTTCAAGTTATCAGTTTTAATGATAATCCTGAACTCATCGGCAGTTTCCCCAATTTCAACGCCAAAGTCATCTGCGTTGTCGTTGGCACTGTCGATTGCTTTCAGATAGCATTTGCCGCCTTCGCCTACAAACGCGATCTCTGAAAATTGTAATACCCCTGCCGCCTTCAATACTGAAGACAACGTATCTGCCGTTACATCCACAACAACATCAGCCGTAGGAATATTAATTTCCTTTTCTGGTGGAGTGTGAATCATTGATAGATCTGCAAAGACATACTTGGTACGTCTTTTTCCTTCCGAGATAATAAAGTATTTATCATTAAACTCCACATCCGGGTCATTATATAGAGATAAAATTGAAAGAAAGCGCGATAAGTCGTAAATACATGCATCAGATGGTATTTCTTGACCGATATTCGCAATCGCAATCAGTGTTTTCTCTGGAGTTATAGTCTTAATAACCGAACCAGCTGACAACAAGATTGACTTGTTGATAGAGGTAAAGCTTTTTAGGACCGTCAAGGTTTCGTTAGAAAATTTCATTATATAAGTTTCTCCATTAGTTTATTGTTGTATATTATAACAGGTTTATTTAGATTTGTCAATAGGATTATAAGACTTTCTGTTAGATGTATCATCTGCAGTTGCCGTAACACCTAATTGACCGAGAGATCCCATGTCACCCTTAAAGATATAAGAACCAACATGGTTGATTTTCATCCAAGGACACATCCATACTGATAGTCCGGCTTTACGAGCCATTTTACAGAAGAAGTAGTCTTCGGATAAGTACCTTCTAGATTCTGGGTCAATGACACAATCGAAGAAAGCGTGGATATCGCGAGTACCGTCAAATTGTTCTGTCCTAACGTGATCTGGTCTATACGCCAATTCAGGATATGCATCTCGATATTTCTCTAATGCATCTCTTGTAATTAGCATAAACCCAGTACCGCCTTCGGCAACTTCAACAGGTTCTGCGAGTTTAAATTGTTTTATATCTCCAACTGGATTAAAAACAAAATCTGATGTAAATTTTTCTAAGTCAAAAGGATTCTCTACTCCTACACCGGCCTTAGAAGCTGCAGCTACCTTTTCCCAAGCAATTGTCTTCTTAGGATATGGACCACATACAACGTCGTATTTTTCTGGATCTGAAATCTGTAATGCAAGTAATGCTAACGCGTCACGTGGATCAAATCCAATGTCTGCATCAATAAACAATAAATGAGTACAATCAGAACGAAGGAATTCATCTACGATATAGTTCCTTGCTCTTTGAATTAGACTTTCGTTGAATAGAAAGTAGTACTTCATTGGAATTTTGTGAGAACTACATAACATACTTAAATCATTAGTTGATTTGGTATATAGTCCTGTACACTGACCACCATACATAGGTGTACCAATAAAGAGTCTTTGTTTTTGTAGTTCTTCTGTCTTTACTTCTAACTTCATACTGTAATTTGCTCCAAGTCGTTTTCAGCTCGAGTGATTGACTGTAATCTTAATACATCAGCCAATATGTCCCATGCCGAATCGTGTGCTTTAAATACTGAATCCCACTTATCTTCGTTTGCACAAGGTGGGAATCCGTTCTTCTTTAAACCAAAATCAAACTTTGCATCAATAAAGGTTCTTGTATCTCTAACAGACCAATGTTTAAGGTGTGATTGTAAATGACCTACTTTACCTTGAGACTTAAAAAGCCTTTCAAGAATAACAGGGTCAAAGGAATTAGATCTTGACCACCAATAGTTTATCTTTGGCGCATCAATTAAAAAGTCGGTAAACTGTTTCACAAAGTCTTCAACCGATAGGTCTGAACTTTTAGGAGCAATATTCTTTCTTACTTCTGAATCTTGTTTAGACCAAAAGTCGAGAGTACCTCTATCAACTACCCAATTATAATTCTTTACTTGTTCAGCTACATTCAATTTAAATTTCTTTGCTTTGAATACATCGCTTAAGTTGTAGGGATTATCAGATGTAAACTTGTCCCACTGAAATACCATTACAGATACATCAATGACTGCACAGTTATGAACATCTTGTCCCATTGTTTCAAAGTCGATGATTAAATCGTTTCTCATATGTTTACCTTTAATTTAATATACTATTATAACAAACTTTCCTAGTCTTGTCAATAGTTTTATGCAAAGAATTCATCTAAGTTTGGAGTTGTGTCTACACCATTCTTGTCATGTTCCATTAATTGCTTATGGTTGTTCTGTCGAAGATAAGTTGACTCTGACATATCGAGTTCACCTGCTAAGAACTTAGCGATTTCACTATGTAGATCAGAAGATGTTGGTACAGGAACATTCTGTGCAATATGATTCATTTTCTTCAAGCCATGTAATAACTCAAAGTTCTCAGGAAAGCCCATCATATGTAAAGCTTCTCGAATTGTTAATGACCTTTCTTCAGTAGGATGCATTGTATCAACCATGTTACGACCAATTACTGCATTCATATATTCGCCAAAGACATGTACTGAACCATCCCATACACCTTTACCATCAGCAAACTTCATAATGGCATGATCTGAGTATTTGGCGCCTTTTTCGTTTCCTGTTCTATGGAACCATTCGTTGGCTTCTTTCATCCAACCTTTCTTACAAACATAATTCAGAGTTGTCTTAACGTTCTCTTCAACCATAAGCTCTCGAACATCACGATTTGTTTTTGTCTTAATGAAATTGTAATATGGTTCGTTAGGTACATGCTTATTAATAATCAAATCTTGATGTAATGCATCAACAGGAATCTCTTGTAAGTATTCAGCAAAATCCTTTCGTTCTTTATTATACCAGTTCATTACAGGAGCAGAGTCAGACTTCCAGCCGATCGCAAAGGTCCTGTCGCGTCCTTGAGGGACTCCGTGAAACCTAGTTGAGGTTTTATACAGGGATAATGAATACCCACGCTCAGCACATATTTCATACAGTCTATTTGCTACAGGACGACCTTTATTTGTAAACAATGCAGGAGCATTCTCAACAATCACTACCTTTGCACCAAGTCTATCAATACCATCTTGAAAGACCATATACATAAATTCGTTCTTAGCACAACCTGCGCCTTTACTCTCAGTAGTTGTTCCTGTATTTAATTGAGATAGAGCAGCACATGGTGGAGTACCAGAGACCACATCAACTTGCGTTAGTCCACTGTTTTCTACTTCATCAAGTTTAACATAAGGAATATCGCGTCCCATTGTATTTTGTTGGTAGTTTACGTAATGACTATCGTTATCCTCAAACCCGCCATAAGAGTAGATTGCTGTGGGTGGTTTACCAAACGCTCTTTCTGCGCCTAGCATTTGTCCACCGATAAGTGGAATGAGTGGTGCCCATGTTATTTCTTTTTTGTTCATCCGAAAAAATCCTCAAGTGTTGCAGCTACTTTCTTATCAAATTGCATTACATTAGGTGCAACATAATCATTATCAATCGCTGTCATAATTTTATTGTTTAAGAATGTACCATCGTAGTATTCAGGTTTACATATAAGTTTACGTAATCCTGTAATTACCGATTCATATTCCTGTTCGTTATTTAATAACCTATTCATCCTTTCTTTAAATTCAGCAGGAGTCTTCGGTCTTAAAAAATCTGGTATTGGCAAATGCCCTTGTTCATCATAAGATGGATGTAAGAACGGTATCACACCAGCATGTACCATTTCAATATACTTTGAAGTTACCCAACCTTTTGCGATTGGAATAATAAAAGTAAATTTAACATTATTCATTTTAGCCATTACATCATCAAGATGAATAGATCCTTTGAACCTTGCGTCTGTTTCGGTATTAGGATGTTCCCATTTACCATAAATCTCAACATCATCATGTTCATCTAATACCCAATCTTTTAATAATTTGTATCTTGACGGTTTAGCTTCGTTTAAGATAACCATAAAAGGAACATTACGATTTAAGTTGAACTGCTCAGTATGTTGATAGTTAATACAGAAACAAGTTTCCATTCCTGCATATGTTGAAGGCATTGATCTGTCATAACGATCTTGTTCTTTATATGACTTAATACTACTTACCTTATATTCGTAATCGTATTGTCCTAAAGATATATTTGGTAAATTGAATATGTCTCTTGATTGATTCATAACATACCGAGGATCGTTTACAATCTCAACATAATCAGGATTCTCTTCGTTAATCCAAATAGCAATTGGTGATGTATAATTCTTTGTCATATCAATCACAGCAGCTTTAAGTGTACGATCTTTAACTTGTTCAATTTTACCTGGGATTGTAACCGTACCAACTTGACCAACCATTAAAACAGTATAGTCTAATTTCATTGACCTACTCTTAAAGTAATCAATCACGTGATTAAAGAATCTATCTTCGTCTTTATTTTTAATACCTTTCCAAATATCAATTACATTATCAAAGGGAAATAACTCCAATGTTTCAGACTCATTTAGAGTACTGAAATCAGATCGTCCGATAATGTAAAATGTTTTGTCTGGGTTATTATTTGCGAGTGCAATAAGTACTGTAGACGGCTCGTTGTCTCCACCAATAGGAGAAAAGCGATTCCGCTTAAACTTGACCGATTTACCGATCTTTCCAAATCCAATGTTTTTCATAATATAAAGTTTGCCGTTCTGTTAAATTTATTTATCCGAATTGACCACACGTTGTCTGAGCTCTGACGAACTGAAAGAATGCCTTCTACGATTATAATGAACAGGACATAAACCTTTTCCAGTATGCTCAACATCTTTGTATTCTTCACCAACAATTCTAATATCAGGATTGATAGTTAAAATCATATCAACCAATTCTTGCTCAGTTGAGAAAGGTATTACCTCGTCTACATATTTACAAGAAGATAACTGTATGTATCTTTCAAATGGAGTCTGAACTGGTGCGTTCTTTGCATCAGGACGATCCACGGTTGGGTCAATCAATAATCCAACAATTAAATAATCGCACAACGTCTTTGCTTCTTGTAACATTACAATATGACCTGCATGAAACAGATCAAACGTTGAACATGTAAATCCGACCTTACATTCAGCCGGTAATTTTTTCCTATCTAGAAACATTTTCTTCCCTCAAAATTTCTTTAACTCGTTTAGCATACACCGTATAGAGTGGTGTTTTATCAGTTGGTAGATAATGTATATATGCAGGGAAGGATTTAAAATTTAACACTGCGTCAAGTTTTAGAACCGTAGTCCAAATACGTACGTCACTACCAAACCTGCTTACCTCAAATCCATTCTCTGATAACCATTTATAATAAATTGCATATATGTTTTGTTCTATACACCAAAACTTTCCACCCATAGATCGGTTATTACCTGGAGTTCCATACTTTGGTATAACTGAACCACCATAACCTTTTTTGTTTTTGTATTTGTGTACACCTTCCATAATAAGAACATACATATCTTTACAGGCTGCTCTTTTAAAGAACTCAAGATAATGATCGTTCTTTGTATGTACAACCTGACCCGAGTTCATACTAAAATAAGGTTTGAATCTCATCGTAGTAATATCAACTTTGTCTTTATAAATTGGATTAAGTACTGCTTCTACAAACTTACCCATAACACCTAATGCAGATTCGTTATAGAATACATAAGGTTCAAAGAAGTAATGGTCAACAGGCTTCATTAATAACGTATCGTCATCAATCATCATTGCTCTGTTGATGTTTAATATTTCGTGTACATAAGGAAAGACTAACCATTTTATTGCCACTCCGTATACATCAAGTATTCGTAACAACCACTCTTCATCAAAGAAATGCTTTACTTTATTAATCACATCAGTTGCATAGTGAATTGTTATCTTATCTGATATACTTTCTACGTTATATGACTTATTCCTATCATCTAAGATAACATGTAAATTCATATACGTATCTTCATCGTATACATTATACATCTCAAGAAAGTTTTCGATTCGTTCTATTTTATTACTTACTATGAATATATCATTCTGCATAGTCAATAATATCCAACAGATCGTTAACGCACTGTATAATAAAGTCTTTATCTGGGTGGTACTTATATACTCGAATAACTTCAGCTGCTGTTAGTGTTAACAACTCATACTTATCTATCCAATGATTATATGCCAACATTGTATTAATAACAAGATCTTGCACATGACTATCATAACGATTGATTATTAAACTTGCGATAAACTTCGCTATATCAAGTTCACGACAACCAAATACATTAGGAATAGGATCAATTAAGTACATACTGTCAGTGTCATTAAATAACATGTTCTTAATACCAAAATCTCCATGACAATAACCATACTCTAATTCAATAGCAGATAGTTTTTCAACGACATCATTAAAAGGTTCAAGGTTAGCATTAGTACAGTGATTTACGATTCTTGCTATATAATCATCAAAGGTTAGAAACTTTGTTTCGGTTGGCATCTCACTAAAAGCATCAAGAGCTTCTTGGATTAACGCCATTGCTATATAAGGATTCTCTTCGAAAAATTTAGGATCGTTTTCAATATAATCCATTGTAATCGTATCACCAACCACTCGATGAATCTCAGGTGTACATACTGCCCAACCGGTTTTCTCATACCAAAGTGCGGCTTCATGAGCGTTCTTAGCTGTCTTGTGAACAAACTTACCGTCGGTGTAAATGTCAGAGCCTGATAGGCCGCCTTCCAATTCACGAATGTCAGCCTCTACAAAATCTTCAGGTGTAATACCTTTATCGTCAATGTAATATGCTGCGAGTGGTTTATTAAAACTAAGTGCATGGTATTTTACGTTATTCTTTTCTAACCACGATTCAATTTGAGGACCATACTTAACTGCAGCTTCTTCTCTACTCCTACAAGAAATAGAACCACGAGCTGTATATATGTCAATAGTCCAACCTTGATTATATAGATCATTACATTTTTTAATTAGAGGAACGTTGGGTTTTGCATTATCCCAATCTCTATTTGATGTAAATGCTAATGTGTCATCAAAGTCAAGAACGATTCTTTTATGTAAAGACATAGAACGCTGTAGAGACATAATTAGTTCTTCTTAAAATAAATGTTTCGGGTTAGTCCACCGAAGAGGTAGGTAAAGTATAGGAAGAATGGAGCTGCAAGTGCAAGTCGTATTGTATCAGAAGTTGCACCAACCAATTCACCGAGACCGATGAGAGCTGAAATAACTCCAACAATGAGCAACACAGTTGCCACGCCAAATCCAAAATCTTTAAGTGTTTCTTTCATAATATAGTTTCCTTGTTAATATTTACTATTATAACAAATTTTTGTGCAGTTGTCAATAGTTTATTTAGCCAATCTGAAATCTGTTTCAAATTTACAGCCTGACTCGATAAAGAGTTGTTTTGACTTACTATAAGAATCAATCCATCTTTGAGGAACATCTTCTGCAGCCATTACAATTCTATTTATGCCAACTTGTATAATTCCCTTTGCACATTCATTACAGACAGGCAAACCCCACACATACATTGTTGTATCTTTTAACGATACTCCATGAAAAGAGGCATTATAGATTGCATTCATTTCAGCATGAACAACGAGTTCATATTTCAGTTCTCTGTTGTTATACTTATCTTTAGAATCATCAATACCTTTAGGAAAGCCATTATAACCAGTTGCTAGGATACGTTTATCTTTTACAATAACAGCTCCTATTTGTTTACTTGGATCTTTCGACCAACTTGAAACTTCTTGTGCAACTCGAATAAATCGTTTATCCCACTTATCTGAGTATAGGTGCATTGTTTACCATTTCCTCAATAAGATCAAAGTGTCTTTCATATACATGGAAATTTGTTGCTGTCCATATCAGATCTCCTACTTCAACCTCAAGGTCATAAGCAAGTTGATTCTGAACAAACTTTGCCCAAGCGTAATCATTATTATAACCAAAGACTGCGTCGTTAGATCTCATTACATAATGGGAAATAAGTTTGCCATCTCGAATCATAAATGTATTACTAAAGGTACACATGAAATCATTCATACCATCTCGGTTATAATCAAGATGCATTGTTGGTCGATTATAAATCATAGCAGCACGACGGCTGTTTGGATTACTTTTCAACTCTCGAAGAACATGTTTATATTGATTACCATTCTCTGCTGAATAGATACACCAACCATAATTTGAATTGATCTTACCTTCGTTAGAAGATATATCTTTCCAAATCTGTGGAGTTTCTCCTGGTATGTCATCAACATATAATGATTCAGACATATACCATTCGAGTTCACGATCAATGTACTTATATGCAGGTTTACGAATTACATAATCTTCATCAGCAAGAAACGATTCGCCGAAGACTTCGATGGTTTTTGCACCAGTACGATCAATAGTATAATCTTCAAGAAGATACTTGTTCATAATGATATTACGAATGTCTTTGACTTGTTTCATTAGATTGCTTCCAACAGTGCTTCAATATCTGATACTTCACCGATTAGATCTGTAACATTTTGGTTGTGATAAGCTCGAGCAGCTTTGCGTAAAATACTTTTAGGTACTTCTACTTCTTCAGCCAAGGCATCAATTGCTTCCTTTTGGAAACTACGTTCTCCGTCCATTCTTGTATAAGAATTGCTCATTTCTTCCATGCAACCACGGATTCTTTTCAAGTCCTTGTCACTTGATGGTAAAATTATATTACTCATTATATAGTACTCCTGTTAAATACATCTTTAGTTGAATCCTGACCTTTAATACCTTGACGACAATATGCAACAAAGAAACTTGAATAGTTAATCAAGTCTTTTGCCGAATCTTCAAGGGACTCAAAGTTAGGATCGTAATCATCTGACTGCATTGCTTCCATTACTGATTTCATACGTAGCATTTTTGCATGCATAATATCATGAATGGTTGTAATTCCGTTAGGATAGTAGTCAGCTTGTTGAACAGTCGAGTTTGGATTTTGATAATCTCTCGACTTTTTCAATTGAAGGTCAACGCACTCTTGTAGTACATCAACCGAAACTGGGTTGGTTTGTTTTGTCATATAGACTCCTATTTTAGTAACTCTAAGAAATGATCGAATACACCTGGATTATCTTTACAGACTCTTTCGAAGTTTCGTGCTAATGTTTCAAGGCCTTTCTTGTTGCCGTCTTCTCGGTACTTTTCTACTCTAGCTTTAATCTTTTCGTAGTCAAACTTATCAGCAGGATAGATCTTAGGTTTCCATACCACAGTAGAATTCTTTGGCATGCCGTAATATCTACCGTCGTCAATGTATTTAAATGGTACTCCCATAATTGTTCTCCATAATTTAATATAATATATTATATCAAAGATTCTTGATAATGTCAATAGAAACTTCGTATTTTAAGAAAAGATTTGTTGCTGCTACTGATAGGTTATCAGATTCGTTATAGGTTTCAGACCAACGAATGTAGTCTGGTGTATTACCTTTTTTGTTTGGAGTAAGTAGATGCTCAAAGAAAGCATCGTGGGGAATCATAGATATTCTATAATCAGAATCTTCAATAGTGGAAGCATCAACTAAGGCGATCCAATCACAAGCATTGTGCTTACACAGTAAACTCCACGCTCCTAATAAACCTGACGTAGGTTTGTTTGCTGTTTTGACTTCGATTCGACCTGGATAACGAATGCTACCCAAGACGTCGAATTTACCATTGACTGATTCACCTTCCGTCAGTTCAACAACCTTGGATTCACCTAATGAACCGATAAGTGATTTGTACAGATCTCCTGTACCACACAGCTTACCTTGTTTATGTTTATATAAAGCACGTTCAAGTAATTCTGTTAACTTATCCATAATCTACTCCTTAAAAGTTGTAGTCATAAAAACGAACAGGTTTATTTTCTAATAGATGACGTTGGCCGTACTTATTGAACCAACCTTTCTTTGCTTTACTATATCGAATACGTGTAACCACAGCATCGGCAATAGATTCGTAAGAATAAGATTGTTTGTTGTTATTAGTAGTATGTCCGAAGAATCCACCAACAACTGTTTCACATTTAAAATTGGGATCCAATGTTGCTTTCATTGGACGAACCTCTAAAGTAAGATCAGAAATAACCTTAGTAATTTCATAAGGACTAACATCAGAGTAACCGTAATAGTTTGCATATTTAAAATCAATCATTTATGTGTTTCCCATTTAGTTTATCAATTTATAGTACTATTATACCATAGTTTCTTTATGATGTCAATAGTTATTTGGGATTATTTACAGTATTCGTTGATTATTTTGCTAATTCTACCTGATTTCATAAATTTATGAAAGGCTTTAAATGCTTTTGTCATGTTGTCTCCTATATTGCGGTGGTTCTAATGCAACAATTGTGTTACAATTCTGTTACATATAAAATATATATACAGATAGGAGACAGTATTCATGAAAGTTATACTTCTCTTAATGTTGGCAGGATACCGTGGTTACCTTCATGTGATGGAGCAACCCATCCTTCAGGTTTCATTAGATCAGGTAACCCAAGCGGGTTGGGTCTTCCTTCTTTAATACCTACTTCTTTTGCCATGTTTGCTTTGAGAACTGCGTCCCAAGCTTTATAAGGATCGACTCCGAAGGCATCAAGAGTACCGATTGCCACTACACAAAGGTCAACTAAACCATCAACGATTTCTTCGGAGTCGATATCTTTTTGAGCAGTTCTTGTTTCATCAAGTTCTTCTTGTAGGAAGTTAACTCTGAATTCCAAGAACGCTTTCAACTTTTCTATATCTGAGTTTGCTACCCAGCTATGTGTTCTGTATTTTGACTGCATGTCAACAATATCTTTTACCCAATCTTTACTCATAATAATTCTCTCAATTCATTAAATCCACCAATTGCTTTACCATCCATTGTAATCTGTGGAAAGGTTCTTGCAGTTGGGAACTGAGTAAAGAACTCTTCTTGCGAAAAGTCCTCACCCATTGATTTATACACAAAGTCTAATTTCTTTGATTCACAAAGCTGTTTAGCCATGTTACAATAGGAACAATTAGTCTTTCCATATATTTCTATCATACGAGTTTCAAACCACCAGACCCAGGTAGGATTAAACCAGTAGTTGCTTCAATTACTTGCTTCTTCAACTCATCCATTGGTTCTACTGTAAACATTACGTGAGATTCGCCAATAACAACTGGTTCACGAGTTGCATAAGGTACGAATGGAACCATTCCAATTTTACCTTCACCAGCTGGGACTAATAGGATCGCATCAGTCAAAGTATAGAATCCTTTATCATAGGCTACTTTTGCTACAACCTCTTCGCCGGTTGATAGTCTTACAATTTGTATATCACTCATATTAAATTTCCTGTTAATTTGTTATTGTGTCTATTATAACACAGTTTAGGTTAGATGTCAATAGGTTTAACTGAAAAAGTCATCGAGGGTATTAACCTTCTCTGCTGACCATCCAACCGCATCGAGTATTGACTGTATAGGACTAAGGAATACTTTATCAAACTGAAGTTCAGTATCAACATAATCATGTAGTCCAAGTTGTTTTGGTAAAAGGCCAGGAACCGATATTACGTTCTCACGAATAGGATTAGGTACCTTTAAATATAATAGCTTGACTTTGTCTCCACCTTGTATCATTGGAAACTTCTTGCCAAGACCTTTCTCTTTAATGAAGTGGTTATACATCAAGGAACCACGAACATGCATTGGACAACCTTTTTTGTATAAGGATCCTTTTACTTGGTACTTCTTGAGTTCATTAACACCAGAAGTCTTAGCGATTGCCATAGGATCTAAGGTTTTGAACTCTTCCTTAAAATCTCCAATAAACGCTTGAGTTGTTTCTTCATCTTCATTCATAATGATTTCAAAACATTTCTTGAGTTTAGAACGACAGATCTCAGGAGTGGAAGATCTTACTGATTCTAATCCTGTTACCGATATCTTAGGAGTATCGTAGTGAACACCTTCTGAGTTCAATGTATTTAGTATGTAACGTTTCTTAGCAACAAAGATTGCTCTGTTAGTAATCTTTTCACGTTTCATTACCATTGCATTACGATAAGTACCAAGATCAGCAGCAAGCTTTTCGTAACCATCTTCAATGATCTGTTCAATTTTGGTTGAACATACACGATCAAGAAACTCTTCACCTTTATCTTTATCAATATCAGTCGTACCAAATACTTCTTTAATCATAGGACCAAAGTCAACATAGATTGAGTCAGTATCAATATAAACGATATAATCATGGCCTGTTGTACCAAGAACTCTGTTTAGGTAATTATTCACTGATTGCTCAGCGCAACGAATAGCCAACTGACCACTTGTTGTAATCGCCTCTGCCATTTCATTAATATAGTATAAGAAATATACGTTAGCAGTAGCACCATACAAACTGTTCATGGCAATCTTAATTGACATTTGCGAGTTATGCAATTGATTAATCTCACGTTTAAGCCTTATGAGCTCTCGTGGATCTTTCTCGACCTCAAACTGTTGTTCAGCAAGGATCATCTGCTTTTTAATCACGGAACGGTTATTATAGTATTCATCAATGATTTCAGGAATAATTCCTAACTTCTTATTAGAAAAGCAAACACCATTAGCAGCAACAGAGACTCCGTTACGTTCATTCTGATATTCACCTTTGAGTACCATGTCCTGAGTTACATACTCTCGATCATCTGGCATATATGTTTCTGGTGACATATTAAATTGTAACATCAAGTGAGGATATAGTGAGTTAAGATCGAAAGAAACAACCCAAGGATGCATTCCAACTTTAGGATCTTTAACATAACCACCAACAAGATCAGCAGCTCTCATTCCTGGACCACCTTTCAGTGGAGGAACAATTTTATCTTTCATCAGTTTACGATATATGGTTGATTCCCAAATACCTACTGTACCAAATGCATCATTATAGTTTACACCACCATCATAGGCAACTGTACATACCAATGCAAGTAATCCTGTTTCTTCTTCAAGACGAGCAATCAGTTGAGTATCTTTTAAATTATAGTCAAGATACAATTGAGGATTCTCTTCCCACAATCCAGTTAGCGAACCATATTCAGAGTAATCAATTTTCTTTTCACCAAGGACGGCATAAGCAATATGATCTAACTTGTATGATTCTTGAGGACCGTACTTATAACCAAACTTCTTGAAACAATCCATGTAATCAATAACAGCAACACCCATAATACGATAGGTCGAGGCAACTTTACCAAAGATCTCTCGAGAGGATTGTTTAATTGATTTGTGTGGAGATAAACGCTTTGCGGTTTCTTCACCAAGGAGTGACCTAATACGAGTAACGATATATTGTATGTCAAAGTATTCAACGTTCCAACCTGTAACAATATCAGGATAGTCAGTTGTCCACAGTTTCATAAAGTATTGAAGTAAAGCACGTTCACCATCAATACCATCAAACAATACGAACTCAATCTTGTCTTGAGGAATATCAGTAACAGTTTTTGTCTTGTCATAATCTTTACGACCAAGTACATAATATACATCGTCTCGAGAACTATGATAAGCAATAGATGTAATCGGTTTATCAGCAGTGTCCATATTTGGATAACCATCGCTGATGTCTACCTCAATATCAAACGATACGATATTTACCTTACTTACGTCATATGTAATCTTGCCTGGGTATTCTTCTTGAATAAACTGAGTAACGTAATTCGTAGAACCAAACGTCTTCATACCGTGAACACCTTTGTATTCTTCGATGAAGTCCTTTGCTTCTCTCATATCACCAAACTTATGAGGAGATACGGGCAGCGAACTATCTAAAGAACGATAACCTTCTCCACCAGCTTTAGGTGTATTAATATATAGAGTTGGCTGAAATGGTACACGATATGAAAAACGTTTGCCGTTTTCGTAACCGCGATGTAGAATGTTGTTTCCGTATCTTTCAACGGATGTATAGAATTTAGTCAATGCCATAGTGCCTTTTTATATTTGAACAACCATTATATACTAGTTGAAGGTGAATGTCAATGGTTATTGTACTAACTCCGAGAAGTTCTTGATTTTCTCGAACTTGAGGTTGTTCTCAAACTTTTCAGCGAACTGATCTCCACGATGTGATATGACAAAGATATTATCATCGTTGTTCAAACCATGTAGTGTTTCAATCAAACTCTCAATACCAACTCCATCCAATGCACCATCGAGTGTTTCGTCAAGTATCAATAGATTCGTTGATACGGAGGATCGTAATTTAGCAACAGATCTCCAAGCCAACATGATTGATAACGTGATACGAAGCTTCTCACCTTCTGAGAACGATGCGTAGGTAAACTTGTCTCTGAACCTTGAACGAATTACTTCATCAAAGTTTTCATCGAGTTGAAAGTCAACGAACAGATCAAAAGCAGCAAGATACTTGTTGATGAGTTTATTAATTACTGGAATGTACTGAGAAATAATCTTTGCTTTAATACCACCGTCTCTCAATATCAATTGAACAATGTTAAGTACTTCGTGTTCATCGAGAAGTTTAGTACGAACCGTAGTAAGATTATCAATTGCTTTCTGTAAGGCAATAAGTTTAGATGTATCAACTTCTTCTACTTCTTTCTTTGCGTTTTCAAGATCCTTTTTATAACTCATCAACGCATTCTTTGCCATTTTGATTTCAGCACGAGTTTCAGAGATCTTAAAGTTAACTGACTGAATCTGTTCTTCTATCTTTGAAATTGAATTAAGGCGTTTGGTATGAGTCTCAATTGTTTCAGTAAGACTAACTAATCCATTCTCGATTTCATCTTTCTTTTGATTCTTTTCGAGTATTTGAGATTCTTTAAAGTCGTGAGCAATACCTTGCTTACAAGTAGGACAATCATCGTTGTGTTCATAAAAGGATAGTTCTTTCTCAAACGCTTTACGATTTCTTTCGAGTTCAGCTCGCTGCTCTTGTGCGGTAGTATACTTTGCCTTTTCAGCAGGCTTATCAGAAATATCATCATATAGAACTTTCATGATTTCGTCTTGTGCATCAATCGTTGTGTTCTTTATTTCAATAGAATCAATATGACCAGACATCTTGTCTTTGATCTTATCAACTTCGATAGACTTTAGATTTCGTATTGCTGCATCGCTGTCTTCTTGTGATACGATTTTACTATCAACGATTTCTATATTATATTTGTTATCATTAATATCAGTCTTGATACTCGACATACGTTCTTTTGCCAACGTACCCATTACACTGAATACCTGAATGTCTAATAAGTCTTCAATAATCTCACGACGTTGATATGCTCTCAATTCCATAAAAGGAATATAAGTAGCGGAACCAAGTACAACGATTTGATTAAAAGCTTTGAAGTTAATACCTAGAATAGATTCTTCGAGGAATCCTTGATAGTCTCGAATAGATGCGTCTTTATTAATCATAGCACCATTCTTCCATATCTCAAAGAGATTAGGTTTGATACCACGATTAATTTTATACTTATCACCACCTGCAGAGAAATACAATTCTACAATCAGTTCTTTATTATTAATCGAGTTAACTAACTGAGCTTTATTAATATTACGAAAAGGTCGACCGTATAGACCAAAAACAATTGCATCAAGTAAAGTACTTTTGCCTGAACCATTAGATCCTGCGATTAATGTACTAGGAACTAAATTTAGATCTACTGTCGTAAATACATTTCCTGTTGATAGTATGTTTTTATATTTTACTTTCTCAAAATTGATTCTCATTATAAACTCATTGCCTCATGATATAAATCGTCCAATACAGTTTTTACTTTGCCTTTATCAATTGTAGTCTCAAGACCATCAATGTATTGTGATAATATTTCTGTCGTATCTTTTGTTTCATCAAGTATCTCATCAACACCTTCTGCATCCAAATTCAGGTGGTCATCTACTGCTCTAACATCTACTGCTCCGCATTCAGACATGCGACCCATAAACATATCATAAAGATACGCGTTGGTTCTATTTTGTACAATTACTTTAACAAACTTATCACGATATTGATCTACGTCATAATTAGCAACATCATCAACTGTCCATGTTTCATCATCATAGAATACTTTATAGAATACTCGATTAGGATTCTCGATTTTAATTATCTCACGAGTCTCGGTATCAAATACATGGAAACCTCGACTACCTTTATAATCAGACCATGTCATTTCATAAGGTGATCCAAGGTACTCAACATTGCCATATCTTGAAGGATGGTGGAAATGACCAGAGAACGCAGATTCAAAATTCTTAAACACGTTCATATCAATACCATGCGTACATAACGCACCTTTCATCATCTCGAAACCTTTTACTTCAAGGTGACCCATCAATATAGTAGCATCAGTGTTTCTAACGACTTCAAGATTCTTTTCACCGTTCTCTTTGTTGAGCCACGGAAGCATAAGGAATTTTGTAGATCCTATTTCTAACTCAGTAGCGTCGTCCTCATATAAAGTAAACTGAGGATACTCTTGAGTTAATAGATTCATACTATTGATTTCGTTAGTACTTGCGTAATAAGTATCGTGATTACCAATAAGACAATGGAAATCTATATTACGTTTTACTAAATTATCAAACAGGAATGACTTACCTGCAGATAAAGTAGCATAGTTGATATATTTTCGACGATCAAAAGTATCTCCAAGATCGAACACAGTAGTGATACCATGTTCATCTAAATACGGAAAGAATTCTTCTTCAAAAAACTTTCGTTGTACTTCATGAAATACTTTTGAATCGCCTCTAACACCGATGTGGATATCGGTAACGATTGCGATCTTCATATTACTCCTGGGTAACAGCTTGAGCGGTTTTAGCGTTATCTATCGCTGCTTGAGCATCCGCCATCATTGCTGTCAATTGGTTTCTTTGTTTTGAGACTTTGCCTTTCTTTGTCTTTGCTCGTTCCCATTTAAGTCGTGATACTTTATCCTTGAATACAACGCCATATAGGTGATCATATTCATGTAGGAAACATCTTGCGGTATAACCCTCAAATCTACCTTCTTGTGGTTTACCTTCTTCATCGTACCACTTTGCTTCAACCATATTAGGTCTTGGCATTTTAACGAACATGTCTGGGTAACTTAAACAACCTTCAACATCAAGTTCGGTTTCTTCAGATACAGAGAGGACTTCAGGATTCACGAACATCATACAGTTCTCTTTGCTTTCTCCAATAATAAACAATTTATAGTCAATACCGACTTGTCCTGCAGATAGTCCTAAACCTCTTTTGGAGACCATAAGCTCTACCATTTGATCCTTTGTTTCTTTTAGATCAACTTGCGGATTTTCAATATCAATATCATTCAACTCTTTACTCAGAATTGGATCTGACGCTTTCACTAGTTCCATAATTTACTTCTCGTCTTGTTCTTGCTGTTCTTGTTGTTTCGCTTTATTCTTTTCTTTCGCCAGCCTGTTCTTAGTTTCAAAGTCATCAATGAATTCACTGATATAGTCAGGCAGTACGCTGCCAACCATGGTTCCTGTGGAATCATCAAAGGTTTCTGAATCAAACATCTGTCTCTGGGAAGCTTTGAATTTAATATACATTTGCTTCTTCTCTTTAGAGATTCGACGTAGGAATGCATACCAAATGATTTGAGTAAAATAAGCAAACGGATTTTGAGATTTCTCTGGATTGAAGTTATGTATATATTGTAGACAATTCTCAATACCATCTGAGATCATCTCTTCCTTATACATATATCCACTAAAGTTTGGGCGTGTTGCCAATCTTTGAGCAATCATCATAATACACTTACCGATATAATCGGGGACTTGTGGTTTCTTATCTCCACCTTCTTCTGCCTCTGCTACACTTTCCCTGTAGGCTATTAGTGCCGCAAGTAGGTCTTTATTGTTTACATAGTTCCTTTTCTTAGCCATAACGAATAGACTCCTGTTTTTAATAATATAGTAATTATATCACAATTTGTTCTTGATGTCAATGGTTAATCAATGTATTTGAGTTTAATTTCACAAATATGAAAATAAATGAAAATAACTATTGACATTTGGTTCAACTCCTTGTATAATAAGTATATCTGCTTTAAAACAATAATAGTTTAAATATCAACAGTAAAGATCTTGAACGGAAATTCTTCCGTTGAGTAAATTTCAATTCTAGATTTAAAATGTTTTAATGTATAGTTTTCGTAACTACCTATAGACAAATCATCAGCAATATCATACAAGACTGCTTTCTGGGAGTCTTCAGCTTTACGTAAACTCCGACCAATTGATTGTAATACTTTAATCTCAGATTTTGAAGATGAAGCAAAGATTACGTTATCAAGCCTTTTAATGTTAACACCAGTACTAAAAACTCCATAGGATGCGAGTATATCATGTTTCTTATCAGGGTCGTTCTCAACCAAATGTCGTATGCGTTCACGTTCTTCTCCTTTTGTTGCACCATATATAAAATGTAATACTCTACCTTCTTTATGAAGCATAGGTTCGAGTATCTTACCATGTTTTTCCACAAGATCAAATAATATTAAATTGTTCTGTCCTTTTAAGGAATGTACAAGATTCTTAATAAAATTATTTCTACCTGTATGATTCACAATGAATTCACGTTCAGCTGGCCATTTCTTAACAGGTTCTTTAACTTGTCCCATTGCCTTTTTAAATGCTGCCTTCGCTTCATTGCTATGATTCAATACAATCGCTTTAACTTCAAAGTCAGCAACCGTACCTTCATCCATTAATTTCTTTGTAGATACAATTCGTTTCACTTCTCCAAAACAACCTTCAAGTACTAACCTATGAGTTTTACTTTCTGCCGATTTGAGAGTACCTGTAAACCCGTGACGATATTCACAGTGTTCAAGTTTGTGCATAATTGTAGTTAATGACTTTGCTTGGAAGGTATGAGCTTCATCACCCATGACACAACCAAATTGACCAAACCAATCCTTATCTTGTTTGACTAAAGATTGCCATGTAGATATTACTATCGGTGCTTTCGTATTCTTATCAACACCACCTTGTATTTTATATATGTCAGATTCATCACAACCATAATCAACAAAGTCACCACACATTTGATGTACTAATGAAATGGTTGGAACAATAATAAGTGTTCGTAATCCAAGTCCTTGGTAGTAATGTTGCTGAATCAAATAAATGATTAAAGACTTACCAGATGATGTCGGTGATAGAGATAAAGATCTACGGTTACGCAAAGCGTTGCTGATATATTCGATTTGGTAGTCTCGTGGTTTAAACTTGCAGTTAATCTCTTCCGCCAATTCCTCAATATATCCATCTTCGATGTTCTCCGGTTCGCCAATCTGTTTAGGTGCTTCTAGAATATAATCACGCTCATCGCAAAACTTCTTTAGGTGTGGATACAAACCAACATACAATACAGGACGCATTGGTTGAAACAGCCGAATCGTTCCATCCCACACTCTTGCTTTATATTTTGGACTGAACTGATAACCTTCTGGTTTAAAAGAAAAGAACTCTGATAGTTCAACCTTCAAACCTGCGTCGGCTTTGATTCGCATATAGACCGAATCAATATATTCTATTTCTATCTTGTCACTCATAATTGCTCTTTAAGCCAACAGGCCTCTTCCTTTCCAACTCTGAACGCAAATCCTACAGATTGAAACATACCTTTCGGTACTTGTCTCCATAAGTCTTCAGGTTCCTTTGAATAGTTTTCTTTAGACGTTGCTAATACACAACAGTCGCGTTTTAAAAAGAAATCCCAAAAGTCAGTAAAAGTCCATTCCTTTGAAAACAAAATGTCTGATGTTTCCTTTCTTGAATAGATATGCGAACGATTGATTTTCTTTGGTCTTTTGTATTCATTCTCTTGAATACGTAATGCTGCTGCTTCAGTAATACCAAT